TTTACAGGATGGTTTCCAGTGCGCAGATGCTGACAAGGTGAGATTTTGGCCGCAAAAAACACGAAAATTGGAGGGGTTATGGCGGGTGGTGAATTGAAATTGGAAGTTAGTATTGAGGCGGCGGTACATGATGCGTTTAAGGGTATTGCTGAGAGGATGGTTAAAGACCATGGCTTTATTATCCGGAATGTAAATATTTCGTGGACTACTATGCTTACTGCGAACGGCCGCGGCGCGCTGATTGAACGAATTTCGATTGATTCAGAAACAATTCACGGCACAGAGATTATTTTAATGAATCCGAAAGCCTGATCTATGGCATCTACCTTCACAGATGAGCAGCTTGACCGTGCATTCAAGGCGGTGACGGTGATTAAGGTTGCCGCGAATTTCGGCATCGCGCTGAAGCTTGGCGTTCAGAAGTCGCCGTTCCGTAAGGACACGCACGGTGCGAGTTTTTCGGTGTTCGAAGGCGGGTTTAAGTTTAAGGATCACGCGGATGATGATACGCACGGCGGGTCGTGGAAGATGGCTCAGCTTTGCAATCCGGCGCTGTCCAGAAAGGAAATCCGCAATCTGCTGGTATCGCTGAATGGCGAGATCCCGAAGGCGCTTACTAAAGGCCAGGTGAAGCGCGAAGTGGCGGTTAAGCGCAAGGAGCTTTATCAAGCGGCTGCTGACAATGCCGAAGAGATTCCGCGTCTGGATATTCAGGAGCCCGGCCATTGGAGCGTTCCGATTCGTGAGCGCTGGGAAGCCGGGATTCCTGCGGTGATTGATCAGGCTGAAAAGCTGGCCTCCGCGCGCGGCTGGGACGCCGATCTGATTGTTGAGCTGGCGGACGCCGGCAAGACATCGTCCCCGCTGCTCCCGTGGGCTGATGCGGGCGATCGGCGCGGCTGGGGCTGGCTGGTTGAAAAGCCGGTTTTCAAGGCGGGCAGGCTTAGTCTGGTTTCTGTTGGGTATCATGAGCGGTATTACATCTACTCGAAACCTGAAACCGGAAACCTGAAGCCTGAAAGAGAAAAGCGCTGGGTTTATGTGCCGAGCATTCCGAAAGATCAGGAGTCCGGCGGAAGGCATCAGGAATCAGAATTTCAGAAGCATCTGCGGGCGCTGGGTTGCCGCATTCCGGCCTATCCTTTCATTCTGGGCGATCCGGAGCATGAGCCGCGGCTTTGCGTGATTCTGGAAGGCCAGTTCGATGCGGTGAGCTTTGCGGCGGCGTGCGGATGGTTCGGCGATACGTCAACGGGTATTCCGCCGGGTGTGTTCGTTTTCGGTCTGCGCGGCGTTCAGTCGCAGAAGGCGCTGCTGGCGGGTTACGGGCTTTGGCTTCGCAAGTATAATCCGTTTGTCTGGATCATTGGCGATAACGATCCAGCGGGCCGCAAGATCGATGCGATGAAGGATGTGAAGGCCATTGCTGCTGAGCCGTCGTTTATCGACCGGTTGCGCGCCCAGGGATGCCGTGTACACGCCGAGCTGATCCATCATTCGGGCTGTAAAGATTTCAACGATGTCTATAAGGCGGCGCGGCCGTCAATCGAAATCATGAAAAAATGGGCCGGGCATGTCGGCGCGGGGGATTTCGTTAAATGAGTGAATTTGATCCAACTAAAAACGAGAACCTTGACGAAGGGCGTGAGGCGTCGGCGGCGTTTGTCGGGCGTACGATGATGCAGACGCTTGGTCTGACGGATCGTGTATTCTTCGATGAGTCGCAGGGGCTTTACTGGATGCAGGATGCTGGCGGCGAGTGGCGCGGGCGGAAGGAGAAGTTGTTTGCCGATTACCTGAAGCGCTGCGGCGTGAACGCTGTCCGCGACGATAAGAGCAAGATGTCCGATCTTGACCTGCTGCTGCTGCATATCTCTCTGAACTGTGCGGTGGCGTTTGCCGGGCCGCTGGCCGGCTATAAGAAGGGTTTGATCCGGAACAACGGGATGTCGATTCTTGTTACGCGGTCGTTCGAAATCCCCGTCCCTGTTAAGGGCGCGATCGATATCGTCCTTGCCGTCATTGATCAGCAGTTGGGGCCGTGCGGCGAAGACGGGATCGATCAGCGGGATTATCTTTTCGGATGGTGGCAGCATTCGCTGAACTGTCTGATTCACGGCTACAAGAAAAATATGGGGATGTGCCTGACGCTGGCCGGCACGAAGGGCTGCGGAAAGTCGCTGCTTAAAAAGCTGATCAAGCTGTCCCTAGGCGGGCGTGAGTGCCAGCCGTACAATTACCTGTCCGGTAAGGATAATTTCAACGGGGAGTTTCTCCGATGCGAGTGCTGGTGTGTGGATGACGATCAGAGCCAGACCGACGCGAAGATGCGCGATGAGGTCGCCAGCAAGATCAAGAAGATTGTTGCCGATGAGACATTCCATGTGCGCGGAAAGCATGTTGAGGCGCTGGATATCCACCTTTACAGGCGTCTGATCATGTGCGTAAACGATGAGCCCGAAAAACTACTGGTGCTTCCTCAGCTGACCGACGACATTGTTGATAAAATCCTCATCCTGCACTGCCGCAAGCCGCAGGATGAAGCGAATCCCATGCCGATGCCGGTCCGTACACCTCAGGAGCAAGATGCGTTCGGTGCCGCCCTGGAGTCACAACTGCCGGCGTTCATGTGGTGGCTGCTGAATGAGTACAAGATTCCTGATGATATGTATGGCCGCTTCGGAATCAGGCATTTCCAGCATCCTGACATCAAGCGCATCCTGTTCGATCTGTCTCCTGAGGTTGCCCTGATGGATGCCATTGAGCGCGTCCTGTTCGGCCCTGATGCATCGTTCTGGACTGGTAGCGCTTCCGACCTGCGCGTCGAGCTTATCGCGGAATCCTCGCCCCTATCTTCGAGGGAGAAAAATAATGTCCGTTCCGTCCAATGGATCGGGCGTCAGCTGGCGCGTATAGCCGATCAGCACCCCGAACGCTACCGCCAAAGGTCGGGACGTTCTGATGGTCGTGTTTGGGAAATATGCAAGTCAGGCCGGAAATTAAGCGAGTTGGATGGACGGTAAATGACATCAAAGGACACATCTTTCAAAAATCGAACAGCCGGAAACCGCGTTGATTTCCAACGATTTATAAAAACGCAGGACATTAGGACATCATTTTCTAAATTATATATGTGCGCACAGGTGCGTTTATTAAGGATGCGCGCATGTGTGTGCGGGATATTTTCTGAAAATACCGTCCTGATGTCCTGTCTCCGGAGGATCGCCTAATGCAAATCTCAATGAAGTCCGACATTGCCAAGGCAACCGCCAAGCTGCGCGACGCCCAGCGTAAACAGATCCCATTTGCCGTATCCAATGCCCTGAGTGATACCGCCTGGGATGTGGCCAAAGAAGAGGCACACCAGATGACAATCAAACTCGACCGTCCGATTCCGTTCTCGGTTAAAGCGTTCGGTGTGATCCGGGCCACTAAGGCGAAGCTGGTCGCCACTGTATTCATCAAACCGATACAGGCCGCCTACCTGAAGTTTCAGGTGGAAGGCGGAACGCGCCGGCCGAAAGGAAAGGCGATGCCAGTACCTGGTGACATTCGGTTGAACCAGTACGGCAACATGACCAAGGGAAAGATCAAAGCGCTGCTCGCCGATCCACGCAACTTCAGCGGCGTGATCCATGGCAACGGCGGGATATGGCAGCGTCAGAAGAACGGTGGCGTCAAGCTGCTGGTCGCATGGGAGCAGACGGCCAAGTACGAAGCCAACCGCTTCCCGTTCTACAAGATCGCCGTCGGAAAAGCCAAGGCCGTCATCGGTAGCAATCTACGCAAGGCGATCGCATCGGCACTGAGGAGCGCAAAGTGATTTCAAACGTCCAAAGGTACTGTGGGATAATTTTATCGAGGGTAATTCGCGACCTCGTTTGTTTTATGCCTGTCAAGTCTGTCCGGTTGCTTGACCGTTTTTGTTCAGAATCGCGTTCAGAAGGCGTCAAGACGGCTCTTAGAGCGTTGAGCGGAGCTTTTGAAAAGGGACGGTGGGGACGTTTTGAAAGATGGGTTCTGTGCTCAAGTAGGGGCGGATTTTTGGAAGGCGGTGCGCTGTGAGTTTGAATATGGCGGCGTTTGGTAAAGAGCTGGGGGTGTCGCGGGCTACCGTGAGCCTTTGGAAAAAGGACGGAATGCCAACGTGTGACCGGGATGCTGCGATTTCCTGGCTGGCTGGGAAGCATCCGCATTACGTCGAAAAACTGGCCGGTGAGATTGTCGGCGCCGGTGCCGGTAATGCTCCACGTGGAGCGGGCGGTAGTGTCGAAGGTCTTGACCTTCCGTCTACGCTGGCGCGTTTCCGTGAAATTGAATTCCGTGCATGGCAGGATTTGGACAGTGCCTTGCTTAAACGCAAAGAGGCCGACGCCGGATCGGCGAAGGCTCGCGACCTTGACGCGGCGATTTCGCGCCTGTCGAAACGCTACAAAGATTCAGCTGAGGATCGGCTCGGTATGGAAAAGCGGGTCGCTGACTTTGAACTGGAAACCGGACGGCGCGTCGGGATGGACCGCGTGAATGAGTTCATCAATGACAAGTTCGCCGGGCTGGTTGTACTGATCAAGGCTCTGCCATACACCGAATCACGCAACGTAAACCCGAATGATCCGGAAACAGCGAAGCGCGAACTTGGCCGCTGGGTCAATAACCTGCTACGCCAGCAACGTGAGGAGATGGCTGAAAATGATTAACCTCCACGAACAGCGCTGCTGGAAATCGATCCGCCGGCACTACCGCGACATCTTCGCGGAAGATCCGGACCAAACGGTTTGGGAATGGTGTGAGCAGAACGTAGTCCTGACCGAACTGGAAACGGATTATCCCGGCCTGCTGGATACCGACCTTACTCCGTGGATACGCGAACCGCTCGAAGCCGTCCGCGATGATGAGGTCGAAGAAATAACGGTCATCGCCGGAACACAGGTCATCAAAACCCTGTTCATCATCTGCGCAATCGCCTGGTGGGCAAAACACCGCGGCACCCGGATGCTGCATGTCATGGACACCAAAGACAACGCATCGGACTTTGCCGAAAGCCGCCTCCAGCCGATATTCCAGAACTCGGAATCCATGCGCCAGCTCATCCCTAGCGACCGGAACAAATGGAACAAGCTCAGGATGTACATCGGCCGCGCCCTGCTTAACCTCACCGGCTCCAATAGTCCGGGAAACCTCGCCTCGCGCCCTGCCCCGTTCGTATCGATGGATGAGGTCGGAAAGTTCCGCGAAAAAACGGAAAAGGAAACCGATGCCGTATCGCTGGCGAAGAGCCGCACCAAATCAAAGACACGCCGGAAAATCATCATCACCAGCTCGCCGACCTACGAATTCGGCCTTGAATGGAAGGCGTTCAAAAGCGGGTCGCAGGAAGTCTGGCAGATACAGTGTCCGCACTGCGGAGAGTATATCGAACTCCGCAAAGATGGAATCCGCTGGTGTCCGCTCGCCAAGCGCGGCGGAAAGTGGGACATGGACTTCGTAGCCGACACCGCGCACTACGTCTGCCAGCTTTGCGGTGGACAGTTCGGCTCCAGCGAAAAGCGCAAGCTCAACCGATCCGGCCGCTGGTCCGTACAAAACCCCCGGGCGCCGCGCAACGTCCGGTCATTCCGCATACCGTCCTACTACTCGCCGTGGGAATCCTGCTCATTCGGAAACGTCGCCGTCCACTTTCTTCGCTGTAAAGCCGAATTCAACATGAAGGACTTCGACAATAACTACGACGCCATGCCGTCCTTTGATGAAGTCGAAAAACTCGAATGGGAAATCCTCAAAGGCCGCAAAGAAAAATATGCGCAACCGTATCCGGCCATGGCCGCCTACTGCACCGGCTTCTTCGACGTACAGAAAGGCTGGTTTGAATGGTTCTGCGTCGCCTGGGGAGAGAATAACGAGCATTGGGTCGTCGAACATGAAATCGTCAACGCCGATCCGTCCGACCTCGACGAATGGAAATCCACGCTTGACGTACTCGACCGGCAGCGCCCGATCCCGCTCGAATGGGCCTTCTATGACTTCGGCGGAAACTGGCACGCCAACGCCATCCGCTTTGTCCGCAGCCTTGGCCGGCAGAACGTACAGCTCTCGTTTGGATCGATCGACGACAAACTCCCCGAACAGGGACGCCGCACCTGGACGAAGAAAGACGTCAAGCCGCGCACCCGCCTCTTTGAAATCGGGGCCAGCCAGGCCAAAATGAAAATTTATAAAATGCTCTCGCGCGACGTACCGGGCCGCGGCTACTGCCATTTTCCGGAATTTCTGGATGATGAATACTTCAAACAGCTCTGCGCCGAAGAACGCCGCCCGAAAACAGAAAAAGGCCGCACCGTCTACTACTGGCACAAATCGCGCGAACGTAACGAATCCATCGACGGCCATGTCGGCTGCTACTGCGGGAAATTGCAGATCCCCGTCGCCAAGCGCAAACGCCTATACCTGGAAGCCGCCGAACGGCGGAAGGAAGTCCGGGCTTCGGAGCTGGTGCCGGATCAGTCCGATCCGTCGGATGCGTCCGAAACAATAAAACCTAAAGCCCAAGGTCTAAAGCCTTCCTCCCCGCTTCCACCCCCGCCTTCCCCCGCCAAGCCGGTTGTTCAACGAGTACAGCGCCGCGCCCCGCGCGGGTGGATGCAGGGATATTAAACGAACGAAAGGAATAAAATGAAACCAATAAAATTCAAAGAAGTGAACGTTACGTATGCGGAAAACCAGCCGGAATATCTTCCGCTGCCGGTCTATCGTAAGCCGGGTGCCGAGTGTGAGGTTGTGTCGTGCTGGAAGTTGACGCGGCGCGAACGCCTTAAAATTCTGATCACTGGAAAATTCTGGCTGTCCATCTGGACGTTTGGACATCCTCTTCAACCGATTCTTCCAACCGTCAATAAAACCGATCTGATCAAGGCGGAAGGCGGTGCGGAATGAACGAAGCAATGATGAAGGAACTGGAAGACCCGGACACCCTGCTGATCGCCAGACTGCCGATGGACGTCAAGCGGTTTGCCGCGCTGGCCGGACTGTTTGAGCGGGGTGAGGCCGTCGTTAAGGCCATGCCTGCCGGTTGCCAGTGGACTGTAATTAAAAAAGCGAGAGGATAAAATCAATGACCTACACGCCGGGAGGAAAAGGAATCGCGCCGCGGCAGTCTGAGCGGCCATCGTGGATCGGACTCGAAGAGATCGGGCGCGACGCGCTCACCGTCACCTTTAAAACAAAAACCGGAACCCGAACCGTACCGCTGGCCGATGTTGAAAAGTATGAAAGGCGCATAGGATCAAAGCCGCATAGCAACAAAGGAAAACTGAAATGAAAGGCCTGTCCGTCAGCAAAAAGTTTCCAACATGGCACCGTTCGGCTGGGAATCAGCCGACTATGTTTTTTGATCACATCATATCCGGAAAAAAGATCCACACGATCCGCGCGAACGCCAAAGGCTATTACAAAGACGGCGATGTCGTTCAAATTACACAATGGAGCGGTGCGCCGTACCGTTCAAAGGTTGAGAAAACGGGTGTGGTAATCCGGATCGGGCTGGAGCCGGTCACGCTGGCCCTGCTCGACAACGGAACGCTGTCGGCCACGGTCGGCTTTAAAACTGTTCTGCCGGTGCGCCTGGCGCAGAATGACGGCCTTCCGCTGGAGCGGTTCATCGACTGGTTTTTCCCGCTGCGCAAGCCGGGGATTTTTAAAGGAAGCATCGTCCACTTTTCATCATTCAGATATTCGAAAGGAACCAATGAAAAAGCATAAAATTGGCTGGCTCAATGTGCCGGGATATATCCCGCAGACGTGGAATCCGATTGTCGGATGCTCGAAGGTGTCCGAAGGTTGCCGTAATTGCTATGCGGAGCGGATGGCAAACAGGTTGGCGCGGATGATGAATTTTGAATATATGACAGCAACCGGAGGCGGAGGAGGATGGAACGGAGAAACGATCTTGTGCGAACCAACACTCAAAAAAGCTTTTGGCTGGAAGAAACCCCACGCGATCTTCGGCAACAGCATGGGCGACCTGTTTCATGAGAACACGCCGGATGAATGGATCGATCGGGTATTCGCTGTCATGGCTCTTTGTCCGCAACATCTGTTTATCGTGCTGACTAAGCGGGCTGAACGGATGGAGAAATATTTTTCCGAGCAGTGGCGGTCTGCCTATGTGGAAGGCATGGCGCAGAAGATTTATAACGAGCGCACCGGAGAAGATCCATCGATGTGGCTTGCTGTTCATTTTCCTCTTCCCAACGTCTGGCTTGGTGTGACGGCGGAGAATCAGGCGGCTGCGGATGAACGTATTCCGCACCTGCTCCGCACCCCGGCTGCTGTCCGGTTTGTGAGCTGTGAGCCGTTGATTGGTCCGGTTAATGTATCTTTATATCTTCCTTTCACAACTAGGGGTCGCGGCGGGGCGCATCGTGAAACTGGAGGCCTCGACTGGATCATCTGCGGCGGAGAGTCAGGGCCGGGAGCGCGTCCGATGAATCCGGAATGGGCGCGTTCGCTGCGCGATCAGGCGCAGGCGGCTGGCGTTCCGTTTTTCTTCAAGCAGTGGGGTAGATTTGCCGGAGGCTACCGAGAACTACCGGTGACTCATAGCGATGTTCTCGACGGTCAGCAGCTTCACCAGTGGCCGGAGGTGAAGAAATGAATAAGCCCGAACTGGTAATTATTACGGGGCTCCCCGGCACCGGGAAGTCGACGCTGGCGAAGAATGAATTTCCAAATCACCTGCACTATGAACCCGATCACCTGTTCTGCGATTCGCGCGGAGCTTACCGCTTCGACGCTCAGCTGTGGAGCTTGGCGATCGACTGGGTTGTCAACATGACTGACTTCGCGCTGGCCCGCGGTGAAAGCGTCGTGGTGTCGGATGTGTTTGAAAATATCGAAGACCTTGAGCGGTTTAAAATTCTGTCGATCTATCACGGCGTTGAGCTGCGCATGATCGAATGCAAGGAACGGTTCGGCTCCATCCACCACGTTCCGCGCTTTGTGATGAATCGAATGGATGAGCGTTTGAAAGGTTTAAAATGAGCAAACTTCTGCGCTGCCCCTGGTGCCACAAAACCAGCGATGACAAGGATAACGACACCCGCATGGTCGCCGTTGAGCTGGTCACGTTTCCGCGTGGCGATGAGTCGGCGGAGTATTCGGTCTGCTGTAACTGGTGCGGAGCGACCGGCGCGATCGCCGACACCACGGACGGGGCGCTCGAAGGATGGGTCGCTGAGGATCATCTACAGATCCTCGAAGAGAAGGCCCTGCGCAATCTGCGCGATGTGGTGCGCGCCGAGATCCGCGAACGCGACCGCAAGACCGGATTCTTCGATGAAGCCAAAGCCTGGACAAATATCCGCAACGCGCTGTCGGCGTGTTAATCGCCACACCGCCGAAGGCAGAGGCCCGGAAAATTCCGGGCAGCGAAGCGGCAAAAAACACAAAAAAAACAGCAATGAAAAATCCTGTCGATCCTGTAATCCTGTCGAAAAAATCCCGCTCCGCCTACCAGCGCAAGTATCACGCCGAGCATCTTGAAGAGGCTGCCGAGCGCAAGGAGCTGGAGCGGTACCGGCGCGAAAAGGCCCGCCGGTACTGGCGCACGAAGATCCTGCTGAAGCGCGAAATGCCCGGACTGATCGCCGATGTGTCGCCCGAAATTCTGGAACAGGAGCGCATAAAATACATGGCCCTGCTCGATGAGCCCTGCGAAGTGATCCATGTCCCCGCCGAAGTTGTGAGAAAAAGAAAAGTCACAACAGAAGAAGAAGAGGAAGCGGAAGAAGAAAACTGAAACTTGAAACCTGAAACCTGAATTAAGACCTTCGACTTTAGACTTTTAGATTTTGGACTTTTAAAAATGACCTTTTTGCTTCCCAACGGAAACGAGCTGATGAGCTGCAAGGAGCTGGCCGCAGCGCTAAAGCGTACTCCGCAGTACGTCTCGGCCATGCGCCGCGACGGCTTCATCATGCCCGGCGACCGCGCCACCGTGAACCATGCCCTCATCTGGCTCCATGAACACCCGCAGTTCCGGCAGAACAAAAGACATTGCCGGTTACCGGTTGTCGATTGCTGATTGGATAGATTTTCCCGATCTAAGCCCGCCAGCGTGCGGGCTTTTTCTTTGCGCCCTATGCGTTCTTTCGCGGCTAAATCGTATCCGATTAAGTCTGGTTCAGTCTGGTTAATTCTGGTTAGTGGAATAATGACGCGCGCGCGCGAATGATGGGGGCATGGGAAAACGACCGCTTCCATCAATCTTCAATCGGCAATCGGCAATCGTTAATGAATTCGACGAACCTATCCGGGAAGTGGTGTCCGGTTTTATCCCGATGGGAATGACCCGCGTCGAAACCGCCGAAACGCTCGGCGTAAGCGTCGCCAGCCTGCGAACCTTCTGCGAAAAAACCGATATCCGGTTTCCTCGAAACCAGCCCGGACGGGCCGAGCGTATCCGCGACACCATGCGCCGCGGACCCCGCGCCCGCCGTCTGTCGCTGAATGGCCGCAGCCAGTGCCTGTCGGCCTGGGCGGAAGAATACGGCATCCATTACGAAACACTCCGCAAGCGCCTCGACCGTGGTCGCACTCTCCGCGAAGCGCTCCGGGTATAACGTATCGCAGGCATCCTGCCTGCCTTCAGCTGTCAGACAAGGCCGGCTGGAAGCCGGCGGTACACCCCGCCCGATCTACCGGACACCCGCCTATTCTCGCGGAATGAATCCAGCTTCAATCTACGGCGGACTCTCCGCCGAGCGTTTTTATAATCTGCCGAAGTTTCCAGCCGGAGCCTACACGCTGCGGGCGCGGATCGTCGGCGCGGAAACACCCGTCGAAATCACCGCCGCGCAATGCACCGGCAGCGGAGCTGACTGGCGCGTACTGATTCCCGCCGCCTCGCTGGCCGCGCTCGCCACCGGTGACTACACCCTGCTCATCATAGCCACCGACTCCGCCGGCGCTGAACAGCTCGCCGCGAAAGAAACCATCAAGTTTTACGCAGCCGCGGAAACCGATCTGCGCAGCGACCTGCATAAGATGCTCGACGCGCTCAACGCCACGCTGGCGAAAAAGGCCACCCGCGATCAGGCGAGCATGTCCTACAACGGACGATCCATTTCACGCCTCAGCTGGGATGAACTGCTCAAAGCCCGCGACGCCATCGCCCGCCAGGTGCGGGCCGAAGAAAACAGCCTCGCCGGTCGCTCACGAATCCAAACCGTTAAAATGAGGTTCATAGAATGAAGGCTTTAGGCTTTGGGCTTTTGACTTTTGGCCGAGATGCCGAGACGGTAGCTCCGTCGGTCTTGCGCGAATGGATCCCGCCTAAATCGGAAATAGTCAATCCGAAATCGGAAATGTCCCGCAACTACGCCTTCGGCCGGCCATCGCGCACCGCTGATGATTTCTTTTCCGGCTCGTTGTCCGCAGATCAGGCCGTATTCGGATCGCTCTACGCCATGCGCAATCGCGCCCGGCAGTTGGAGCGCGACGACTCGCACGTCCGCAAGTTCCTGATCATGGCGAAAACCTCCATCATCGGAGCAAAAGGAATACGCCTGCAATCCAAGGCCGGCGACTTTATCAAAGGCCAGTTTTATCCAAGCCGATTCGATCAGGATTTGATTGAAACCGCCTTCGAAGATTTTTCTAAGTCATGGAATTTTTCAATCGACGGAAAGCTCGACCGACGCCGCTTCGCGCAGGTTGCCATTCAGCGCGTCCTGGTCGATGGCGAGTGTATCATCCGCCGGCACCGCGGCGCTGGAATGTACGGAATCCAAAACCAGCTCATTGATGCTGAACTGCTCGACCACACGCTTAACCAGCCAGCCTCATCGAACCGCAACGAAATCCGCATGGGAGTGGAAATCGACGCGAACGGCAAGCCGCTGGCCTACCACTTTCTTGAAGAAGCCCCTCCGGCTTGGATGGGAACCGCTGTATCCACCGCGAACCGCAAGCGCATTCCGGCGAACGACATCAATCATATTTTCATTCAAGAGCGCCCCGGCCAGACGCGCGGCGTCACTTGGCTGGCCCCGACTGGTCTGCGGGCGCGGATGCTCGACGGAATCGAAACGGCCGTCACCGTCGGCTACCGCGTCGCCGCCAGCAAAATGGGGTTTTTCCGTCCGGGAGAAAACTACGAAGGCGAAGAGATCGAAACGGCCGATATTCCGAGCGATGTTACACCCGGAGAGCTTAACCTGCTGCCGAAGGGTATTGAATTCCAGTCGTTCGACGCCGGATATCCAAACGCTGAATTTGACGGTTTCAAAAAATCAATCGTCCGCGAAATCGCTGGCGGCCTCGGCGTATCGTATCCGGAGCTTGGAAACGACTTCGGCGGCGTATCCTACTCCGCAGGACAGATCGGCGTACACTCCGACGCCGCGCTTTGGTCGGATCTCCAGCAGTTCTGGATGGACTCATTCGAAGAACCGAACTTCCGCGAATTCCTCCTGATGTCCATTACATCAGGAGAGCTACAGCTTCCCCTTTCAAAACTGCGGAAATTTCAGAACGTCCGCTTCCAGCCTCAGCGCCGTAAACATATCGACCCGCTGAAAACGCATAATGCACAGCGCATTGCCCTCGGCGACATGAGCCGCAGCCCGTTCGACATCGCCGCCGAAAACGGAGCTGACTTCGAAGACGTGATCGACGAAACAAAAGCCGCCATCGAAATGCTAAAAGCCGCCGGCCTTCCTGTCCCTGAAAGCTGGGCGTCCGGAAAGGCTCTATCAACCATCATCGAAGAACCACCTGCGACCTAATCTACCGGACAGCGAAATAGGATATTTCCATGAATGAACTCAAAAAAATCCTTGCACGAATCGCTGAAGAAGGCGGCCAGCTTAACCGTGCGGCCATCATCAAGCCGGTGCTGGTCAACCCGACACGCGCAGAAGGTGAAGATGCTCAGTACCGCTTTGAACTTTCGTTCAGCTCCGAGACTGAAAAAGTTAAACGGTGGTTTGGGACAGAAATTCTTGGTCATCAGCCCGGAGAAATCCGTTTAGAGCGGCTTCAGTCCGGAAACCATCCTCTTCTTCTCATGCACGACCATGATCGCCAAATTGGCGTAATCGAATCTGTAAAACTTGAGAACAGCCGCGGAACGGCTGTTGTGCGCTTTGGGAAAAGCGCGCTCGCTCAGGAAATCAGACAGGATGTCATTGATGGCATCCGGTCCAATGTGTCTGTTGGCTACCATATACATGACATGAAGCTCATTAAAGAGTCAGACGAAGAGGGTGATACCTACCGTGTGACCGATTGGGCTCCGTATGAAATATCCATCGTTCCTGTGCCTGCCGATGTGGATGTCGGGATTGGGCGCAGCGCTGAACTGAATCACCCCAAAATTAACCAGGAGAAGAAAATGACTGAACTCGAAAAACGCGCTCTGGCGATGGGCCTGCGCAAAGATGCTTCTGAAGAATCTGTCCGTGAAGCCGAACTCGCACACGCCCGTAAAGAAGGCGAACGCGCCGCTAAAGAAAAAGGCGATGCAGAACTCGCCCGTCAGAACGGCATCCGCGAACTGGCCGTCGCTCACCGCGAACGGCTGATCGACGCCGACACGATGGCCGAAAAAGCCATCAAAGACGGAACCACCCTCGACGCTTTCCGCAGCGAAATCCTCGTCGCCTACAAAGGCAAATCCCCTGCCCTTAAATCCTCGCGGGCTGACGGCGACCAGCGCAAGCTGCTCGAAGGATTCAGCCTGCGCAAATTCATGCTTGGCGCAGTCACCGGTGAAAGCCTCAAGGGTGCCGAAGCCGAAGTCCAGTCCGAAGGCCAGCGCGAAGCCAGCGCCCGCGGTATGGATGTCGGCCCCGGCTACATTCCCGCCATGGCCATCGGCGAAATCGCCAAACGCGCCGAACTGATCCGCGACGGCCAGAACGCCACAACGAACGCCGACGGCAAGTACCTGGTCGCCACTGAAAACATGGGTTTGATCGGTGCTCTCAGCCCGCGCCTGTGGATGAAACAGCTTGGCGTGACCATGCTGTCAGGTTTGGTGAATAACATCACACTGCCGACCATCGAGGCCGAAGGCGAAGCGGTTGACCGCACGGAAATCGAATCCGACAGCTCTGTCGACGTAACGCTCGGACAGCGTACGCTCAGCCCGACCCGTATCCCGGCTTCCTGCACATTCAGTTCGCAGCTGTTGCGCCAGACCAGCCCGCAGATCGACAGCGTGCTCAGCAACATCCTGCTCAGCCGCATCGCCCGCCGCTGGAACGCGAAAGGGATTGAATTCCTGCTCGCTCTGTCCGGTACCGGCTCCGTTGTCACCAGCGGCGACGTGCTCACTCACGCCATCATGCGCGGCTTCCTGACCAAGCTCGGTATGGAAAATGCCGACGAAGCTCCCGGCGCGTTCCTGATCAATCCGGATGTCGAAGGCGTTCTGGCCGCAACGAAAGTTGATGCCGGATCGGGCCTGTTCCTGCACACGGAAAAGGAAAACGGCGAAGGCCGCATCCTCAACCGCCGTTCTCTCACCACTTCGCTGGTTCCGAACGATCTCGGCGATGCAAACGACCTGAGCGCAATAATCTTCGGCGCATTCCCGCGCCTGTGGATGGGCGACTGGGGCGGCGTTGACTTGATCCGCGACAACGTGACCAAAGCGGCCACCGGACAGCTCGTTCTCACCGCGGCCAGCTTCATCGGCTTCGCGGCTGAAAGCCCCAAGTACTTCGTCAAAGCAGTTGACGTTGACCCGGCGGCTGTCGCCGGATAACCGGATTTCCGATTGCTGATTTCCGATTGCCGAATGGCGGTCGGAGTCAGCAGCCGGAAAATAAACTGAACTGAAAAAAAAGCTGAAAAGGAGCCCATGAAAAACGTAATCGCAATCATCGCCGTCGCACTGATCGCAGTGTCAGCCGTCAAGGCTCAGAACTACCAAACGATCGACATGGCCGCATACGGAACAACGTACACGGCAACTAACGCGCAGTCGTTCGGCCAGACGCTCTACACGTCCGCGGCAATCACCTACGACAGCGCAAACATCACCAACTCCATCACATTCTACGCGAAGATCGACGGGATCAACTATCTGCTCGGAACCAGCTCGGTTACGAACGGACAGTATGACTTCATTGATCTGAACCCGCTCGCCCTGCGGCCAGGTTCGGCGCTGGTGATAAATACCACGCAGACGAACGTAAACATTCGTCTGGGTAAATAACCGCCTCCACCGTGCACCCAAACGGGGCGGCTTCACCTCCGCCCCGTTTTTCTAATGGCGACCAGCATTTCGCATACGGAGAAAAAATGAAAATAAAAATCACGAATGAAGTCGTCATGAGTGGCGGGTGGTTTCTTCCAGGTGCGGTTATTGAAATCGATGACGCGAAGGCCGCTATTTTAATTTCAGAAGGCAAGGCGCTCGCCCATTCGGAAGTTTTAAAAATTGCTGTAAAATCAGGCGCTTTTGCGTGGATAAAAAAACTGGTGAAAAAATGAAAAAAACATCCGCCAGATCCGTCTTATCCGCCATCTGCATTCTGCTCTTCGCCCTATCCTCCCCCGCCGCCGTCCGACCGATCTCCACCGCCTGGGACATTCAGAACGGCAACAAGCGCCTGGTGGACATCAACTTTTTTCAGGCCGAAAGCGTTCGGCTCACCCTGCAAACTACGGATGGAGCCAACGCCTACCGACTCACCAACTCGAATTTGATCGTTGTGTGGGAAATCACCGGATGGAACGATTACACCAACGTCTATTCAATCGCTACCGGCACTGTAATATCCGCCACCAATGGAATTTCTTCATACAGTCTAACACCTGCGCAAGCCAACCTCTCACCCGGAACATACCGCGGCTACGTCCGCGCATTACAGACCGTCAGCAATCAGCTTGATCAGGTCGCCGTCCTCGCTTGGCAGCGCATAAAAGTTGAATACTCTCCAGACTCGCGCAACTACAACATCGTCGGTCCTCTGACATATCCTCCGATCTATACCGAGGCGGACTTGGAAGCGATCACGAATCAGATTGGTAGTTTGCAGTCTGAGGTTGTCAGTTTAAGCAACCGGGTTGACGCCGCCGAATCGGCAATCACCAATCTGCAATCTCAAATGTCCACCGTAACCGGCTGGGGCGACCATGCCGGGCTTTATCCGCTCATGGCAGCGTGGAACGCGACGAACTCTGCGCTTTGGAACGCGATGGGGAACCGGCTGGAAACGTCGGTATTTACCGGCTGGACGAATGCGCAGCACTCTATCAACACCAATCTGGCCGCGATTGTAACGCTGGCGACGAACGATATTTCCGGACTGAAATCCGGAACCGGCGTATGGAATAGCGTGACCGGCAAGGTGGATCGAACCGATGCGACCTATACCGGAACAGTCGCTACGGCGGCGGCGGCGTTTGGCTGGGGCGATCATGCCTTGGCTGGGTATCTGACATCGGCACCTCCGCAAACGGTAACCAGCGTGAACGGTTTGACCGGCGCGGTGGTTATCACGGCGGCATCAATCGGAGCGGCGACGGGCACTCTGCTTTCTGTTTCGAACGGCACCGCGACGAATCTTACCGTTGTCGATACGCTCGAAGTTAAGGCACAGGCTGTGTCTCAATCCGGCCTCTTATCAGGGTCTCAACTTCCGGCAGAGTTCGCAGGGGAGTACACTTACTGTGGAACAGAGCAGATGTACATGTCGGGTATGCAACTATTCACCAACTCGTTTGGAAACTTCATGTTCATTGAAAATGGATATT